AGTGCAAGACGGCAATAATTACATCAGCATTAAACAGGGTAACGGAAACATAGGTAAGAATGAAATCGATATGAGTGTAACTGGAGGCAGTAACAATCTTTATCTAGTTCAAGCCAGCGATCCAAACGGAATCAGCGCAGGCGATAACTACCAAAAAGTAAATGTGGCTGGATTTAGTAATACTGTAGACACCAGCCAGACTAACAATGGCGGACTACAGGGACACTTTGCTGAAATTGATGTTACTGGAAACTATAACAATATTAATGTTAGTCAAAACAACAATACACAAAAACAAGCGTTCATTAGTGTTAATGGCAACAACAATACTATACAAACTACACAGTCGGGTACTGGTGCGCACTATGTCAGCGTTTCGACTACGGGTGATGGAAATAGTGCTACAGTAAATCAAAGCGGATCGACTGCTAACTCTGCTACAATCGCATTGACTAATGCTGGTGCACCAGCAAGTGTTAACCTAACACAAACAGGCGGACAGAGTTATAGCGTCAATCAAACCTGCTATTCAACCTGTGGTACTATTTCGGTCAGACAAGGGAATTAAGAGTAATATCGTTGTAATCATTAAATGCTAACATATTTATAAATAGCATTATTAAACGAAAGATACCCCCTATGACCAAAAAAGTACTTTTTATCCTAAAGCGACGTGATGACTATAGTGTAACTAAACACAGCAGTCATGTTGGGCTCAGTACCGGCCTTTATAATTCAGCAAGTTTCATGAACGAGATGCTGAAAGCTTCGGGAGTAGACAGCGAACTAGAAGTTGCGATAGACAATAATTGCATAGATAGACTAGTTAATAAACATAAACCAACACATGTTATTATAGAAGCACTTTGGGTAGTACCTACAAAATTTTCTGTATTATGTAAACTACATCCCAATGTAAAATGGATCATACGTTTACACAGCGAACTTCCTTTCTTAGCCGGAGAAGGTATGGCTATGGATTGGATAGGAGATTATTCAAACTTTGATAACTTGTTGATAGGTATCAATGCTCCTAGAATGATGTCAGAGGTACGATCATTCCTTCAAATTAAAAATTCATGGACTGATAAACAAGTAGCGGATAAAATAGTTTATATGCCCAACTACTATCCGCAACAGTATAAGACTAAAAAATTCAATAAGGACAAGGACTACATCGATGTGGGCTGTTTTGGTGCTATCCGTCCGTTGAAAAATCATATGGTGCAGGCCATGGGCGCACTTAAATTTGCTGAAAAAATAGGCAAGAAACTGCATTTCCATGTAAATGCCGGGCGAATAGAAATGCAAGGACAGCCTGCTATCAATAATCTTAAAGCAACATTTGTACATTTATACGATGCAGGCCATCGATTGATAAATCACGAATGGACTCCTAGAGAAGGATTCTTGGATCTTTGCTCACAGATGGATATAGGACTACAGGTTAGTTTTTCAGAAACATTTAACATAGTAGGTGCTGATTTAATTAGTCAGGGTGTTCCCCTAGTTGGCAGTATTGAAATTCCTTGGAAAGTAGAACAATTTGCGGCGGATCCTACAGATAGTGATGATATCGCAAATAAATTATATCAAGCATACAAGTGGCCTAAAATCAACGTCTGGACCAATCAAATGGCCTTGACCTCATATACAAGCCATACTGTAAAAATTTGGAAGAAGTATTTTGGTTAAAAGAATCGTTGTTAAACCTAAAGTATATATTATACAGATTAGTTATTGGAAAGACGGTCAGTTGTATATTGACCGTACAGAAGCATACGACGAAAGATCGGCAATAATTAAGTGTAAAGAGGCCCTAAATGATGCCAAGGTGTATCACCCAGAGGGGCACGTGATATTCGTTAAAGAAAATCCGCCACCAACTTACGCATAAATATTAGTTTAAAGAGTCAGTAAAGGAGAATTATATGGCTAGACACAAACTTCGCGCACACCACTGGAAAGATGGTGTATTGAATATTATAGATCATTACTTTGAAAATTTGGAACATGCCATTGCATTTTCTAACAGTTCGGACGCTCATAGCATTAAAGTATATGACGAAAATAATGAAATAGTACATTCAGTACAAAAAACAGCAACTCCAGAAAGTTACGCATAATTTAAATCGGGCACAAGATAAGGTGATCACTGGAACCCGTAACCAGTAGTAGGATCCCAGTGATCCTATTTTTACGGCTAAATATTAGATGCGAGCAAACGAATTTATTGAAGTAGAAGAAGGATGGAAAGACCTAGCGGCGGCCGGTGCCCTAGCTACAGGTCTAGCGTTCAGTGGAGGTGCCCACGCCAAAGCACCACAACAGCACGATACGGCTAAAACACATGCCGCACACTCACAACAAGTAAAACATCAGCAACAAAAGCCTACTATAGATCCTCATTCGACAAAAGTACAACCCCTAGTACAAACCAAGCAACTGGATCCAGATACTGCTTATAGAATACTGTGGAAGCAGGCTGTAACAAGTGGTATTAATAATCAAACAGAATTAGCACAGTTTCTTGCACAATGTTCTGCAGAAACTGGAGAATTCAAACACATGGGCGAAATAGGTCGACCAAAGCAATTATCAACAAAATACAAACACTCAACTGGTAACGAAGGAAACAAAGACGCACTAAAATATGTTGGCCGCGGTTTCATACAGTTAACAGGCAAAGGCAACTATATGGACGCAGGTAAAGATCTCTACGGAGACCCAAACCACTTTGTAAAGAACCCCGACCTAGCCGCAGATGCACAAGAAGCCGCTAAGATTGCTGTATGGTTCTGGAAAAAGAACGTTGCTCCTAAAGTAAAAGACTTTTCAGATACAGCCGCAGTAACTCGAGCTATCAACGGCTCTATGGCTCCCAAAGTAGAAATACACAAAAGACATAATGTATTCGGAGACTACTTGGCCAGCATACAGAACTACATGAAAAGTAAAAAAGGTTAATCAATGAAGAAACTCTTATTAAGTCCTTGGACAGCATTATTGACTCTAGCATTAGTGTTAGGTATAAGAATAACTGATCCATCTTTTGTAGAAAGCGTGAGACTTCGCTATTTTGATACTCTTATTACTGCCAAAGCTCCTACCCCTAACAACATATACACCGTAAATATAGATGAAGCTACATTAGACAAGTACGGTCAGTGGCCATTACCAAGAGCAGAATATGCCAACATTATACGAGATCTATATAAGAGGGGAGCAGGGCTTGTTGTATTTGATATACTCATGCCAGAGAAAGACCGTTCAGGTGGAGACTCTACTCTGGGTCAAACTCTAAGCCAGTACCCTGTAGTCTTAGCAAATACTCCTTCACAGAAAACAAAAAACACTCCGAGACCTCCAGGATCGGCTGTAATAGGATCGAATTACTTAAACACAATACTTCAATATCCCGGACTGATAGCTAACGTACCTGCATTAGAAAATCCAGCCGCAGGTATTGGAACAACTAACACACTCCCAGAGGTAGACGGGGTGAATCGTCGACTACCATTGATAGCCGCTATCGATGGAAAATTATATCCGAGCATAGCTCTAGAGACACTCAGAGTTGCGGCCGGCGATTCAACCTTTCAAGTCAAACTCAACGAAAATGGTGTTGAGAAAATGCGTATCCCTAAGTTTGGAGCTATAAGCACAGACAGCTTAGGTAGGATATGGATTGACTGGAGTCAGCAAAACAATCAAGTTAGTTTAGTAGATTTGCCCAAAGACTTTGGAGGTGCTATAGTTATAGTAGGAACTACAGCGGCCGGTATCGGTAATCCAATACCTACAAGCAAAGGTGCAGTATGGCCACAGGATGCTGTTGCATCAGTCATAGGCACTATGGTCAACGGCGTTGTTATACAAAGACCAGATTGGGCGGATGGCGCTGAAATTTTATCTTTAATAGTAGCAGGCATTGCTTTATTATTCTTAACAAGGTGGACGTATGTTGGACTTATTAGTGGTATTGGTTTTATTGTTATTTCTCTGCTTGGTAGCAGAATTGCTTTTCAGCATTATCTTTATCTTTTTGATGCTACTATTCTTAGTGGCGGGCTTACACTGGTTATGTTACATGCTTATGGGGTTAAGTTTATAAGCGAATTCCTAGAGAAGCAGGCTATTAAAAAACAGTTTGCTGGTTACTGCTCTAAAGAAGTTGTACAGATGCTACAACAAGATCCAGACTTAATCAAGCGTGGAGTACGCAAGGATGTGTCAGTTATGTTTAGTGACCTGCGTGGATTTACTCCAATCGGTGAACACTATGGGGATGACGTTGCTGGTTTAGGCAAATACATGAACGGTTATATGGATGCTATTAGTCAACCTATGATGGACAACAAGGGTATGATAATCAAGTATGTAGGCGATGCGTCAATGCACATACATGGTGCTCCTATCGAAGATCCCAATCATGCCCGCACTATTGTTAGGGTTGGGCTTGAAATGCTAGACAAGGTAGATGAGTATACTAAGATAATGGAAGCACAAGGTTTGCCTCCTGCGGCTATGGGATGGGGATGTAATAGTGGTATTGGCTTTATTGGTGAGATGGGTTCAACAGAAAGACACAGCTATGACATCTTAGGTGATATGGTTTCAACTGCGGCTCGCTTAGAAGCACGTTGTAAAGCCTACGGTGTACTATGTATTATTGGTGCTGAAACATACAATCGTACTAAAGATGATTTCTTTTACCTGCTATTAGATAACCTGCAACCAAAAGGCAAGACAGTAGCAGATTTGATTTATACAGCATTGCGTACTAAGGGCAATGATTATACTAAAGACCGAGAACAACATAATGCTATGCATGCCTTGTACAAACAGAAAAAGTTTGACGAAGCGGCCGCTATGTGTAAGAAACTAATTGGTAATTTCGGCGGACAGATGGACAAATATTATAAGATATGGATTGAACGTTGTGATTTTATGAAACAGCAGGATTTACCGGAGACATGGAACGGCGAGTGGGTAGCAACGGAAAAGTAAAGATATTCGTTGCTCATGATAAATATATTGTGGAGGAACACAATGTACTATCTATATGTTAAAACTCATAATAAAACTGGTCTAAAATACTTAGGAAAAACTGTCAGTAAAGATCCGCACAAGTATCCAGGAAGCGGAACTATATGGCGAAGACATCTTGATAAACACGGGTACGACTACAGTACAGAAATCTTACTAGAAACAGATAGCAAAGAGCACCTCACAGAAAAAGGCATCTACTATAGTAACTTGTGGAAAATAGTAGAGAGCAAAGAATGGGCTAACTTAAAACCTGAATCGGGCGACGGAGGTGATACATCAATGTGTCCTGCGTGGCAAGAAGCAATGAAGAACAAAGAAAAATTAGTAGGTGAGAAGAACGGAATGTTTGGTAAACCTTGCTATTACAAAATGACTGAGCAAGAATTAAACGACTGGAAAATGAACATAAGCAACGCCAACAAAGGAAAAAAGAAACCTGGAACATCAGCAGGACTTATTGAATATAATAAAGTACATGGTAGCCATAATAAAGGTAAAGATCCTTGGAATAAAGGAAAAACCGGAGTACAAAATACATACGGTATTGAACATGCATTAGTGCATTCCAAACCTTGCAGATATAACGGAAAGGTGTATCACGGAATACATGCTTGTGCTAAAGCAAACAACACGACGAAGTACAAGATAGAAAAGCTAGTAGAATGGATTACTATCGAGGAGTTTCGAAGTGAGAATAACAAATAATTTGACCTATCCATTTATAGATGCTACAATAGATACATGCGTATATACTTTTTTATATTTGTATTTTGCACCTTACTTTGTAATTGG